GATTACCAAGGCCCGGAGTTTCCGTACGGCTTGAGCATTGATCTCGATGACGGCTCACTTGAAAAGCTTGGCATCACAGCATTGCCCAAGGTTGGCAGCGAAATGATGGTCACGGCCAAGTGCGTTGTGAAATCAGTCAGCGCAAACCAAATGCAGGGCGGCGATCAAGAGACTCGCGTGTGCTTGCAGATCACAGACATGGAGATTGGCCAAACAGAAAACGCGCAGAACAATAACCGCGCCACTATGCTGTACGGCGACATGGCTGCATCGTAATGACAAGCAGACAAAAATACGCTGGCGCTCCCTGGTTGTACGATGAGACAACCGGCGACATCGTCGGGGTCAAAGATCCTGACGGCAGCGAATTTTATTGGTCGCGCTCGGCTCGCATTGGTTCGTTCTACGACACGACGGATCAGACCAATACAGCCAACACAGCCAAGGCCATCACCATCAACACCACGGACATATCCCGCGGTGTTTCAATTGCATCAGGGTCACGCATTACGGTCGATCGAGCTGGCGTGTACAACGTCCAGTTCAGCGCGCAATTTGAAAACAGCGACGTGTCCGACCAGGACGTGAGCTTGTGGTTCAGGAAAAACGGGACCGACATCGATCAAAGCAACACGTTTTTGTCTGTGCCATCGCAGCACGGCGGCACGCCTGGCCATGTAGTGGCATCGTGGAATTTTTGGGCCAATTTGTTGCCAACAGATTACATCGAGATGTGGTGGTCTACCACGCACATAGGCACATCGATTCAAGCCATCCCGGCACAAACCAGCCCAACACGCCCAGCCACTCCGTCGGTAATCTTGACGGTGGATGAGGTGGGAGCTTGATGGTACCCGTATCAATACGAACCGTGGATAGATTGACAACATGAGCAAAGAATTTGACCCGATCGACATCCGGGCACAGGAGAAAGCAAAGACAGACCGAGAGGTCCGCGATCGCCTGGCAAAGGAAAACGAAGAGGCCGATCTCAAGTGGCTCATGGGCAGTAAGAGGGGCCGCCGTGTAGTATGGCGGCTTCTGGATCAGTCCGGTGTGTTCCGGCTATCGTTCAACACCAATGCAATGCAAATGGCGTTTGCGGAGGGTAACAGGAACTATGGCAATCGCACGCTGGCAATGATTCACGCTCTATGCCCAGAGCTGTACCCACAAATGGTAAAGGAGAACACGAATGACAGAAATGCTGATGACGGATCAAGCCGCAACGACCACTGAAGGCCAAGCCTCATCGCAACCCCCTGCGAACAACGCATCGACGGATGCCGCGCCAGCAGGGACGCAGCAGCAAGCGACCAACGGGCAGAACCAGCAAGCAACCCAGGACGGGCAGGCGGCTGGCAATACCGAGGGCAAGCCGACCGGTGCGCCGGAAGCGTACGAATTTAAAGCCCCAGAAGGCAAAGAGTTCGACCCCGAAGTGATCAATTCATTTTCGGACATTGCCAAGGAATTGGATCTACCCCAGGACGCGGCGCAGAAGATGATCGACAAGCTGGCTCCCAAAATTCAGGAGCGCCAGCAACAGGTCATTGAACAGGTAAGAAACGATTGGGCCCAGCAGGCACAAACCGACAGGGAATATGGCGGCGAAAAGCTGGCAGAAAACCTTGCGGTGGCCAAGAAAGCACTGGACGCATTCGGCACACCTGAACTTCGCTCGCTGCTAAATGAGTCCGGCCTGGGCAATAACCCCGAAGTGATTCGGTTTATGTTCAGGGCGGGTAAGGCAATCAGCGAGGATCGTTTCGTTGGTGGGACTTCAGGCGGTGCCAAGGCATCCGGTCCAAAGAGTTTCAATGACGCAGCATCCGCTTTGTATAGCAATCAATCCTAATGGAGAAATGAACCATGACTACTTTGTCAACTAGCAACCTCACCCTGGCCGACTGGGCCAAACGCACCGACCCGGACGGTCGGGTTCCTATCGTTGCCGAACTGCTTTCGCAGTCCAACGAAGTCCTCGAAGACTGCGTGTTCAAGGAAGGCAACTTGCCTACCGGCGACCGCGTTGTCATTCGTACTGGCCTGCCTACTGTTTACTGGCGCGCTCTGAACCAAGGTATTCCGTCGAGCAAATCGACCACTGCACAAGTGGACGAAGCTTGCGGTATCTTGGAAGCTCGCTCCGAAGTGGACAAAGACTTGGCCATGCTCAATGGCAACACGGCTCAATTCCGCTTGTCGGAAGACACCGCGTTCTTGGAAGCAATGAACCAGACTCAAGCTACGACTCTGTTCTACGGCAACCCTGGCGTTGATCCGAAGCAGTTCCTTGGCTTGGCTGCACGTTACTCGAGCTTGTCTGCTGCTAACGCACAGAACATCTTGAGCGCTGGCGGCTCTGGCTCTGACAACACTTCTGTGTACTTGGTGGTTTGGGGTGACAACACTGTGTATTGCCCTTTCCCTAAAGGCTCAAAAGCTGGCTTGATCCATGAAGACCTCGGCGAGCAAACCGTCTACAACAGCGACGGCACTCGTTTGCAGGCTCTTGCAACTCGCTACCAGTGGAAAAATGGCTTGGTCGTGAAAGACTGGCGCTATGTCGTTCGCATCTGCAACATCGATGTGTCTGACTTGGTTGGCCAGACTGGCACTCAAGCTGCCTCTGCTGCGACCAACATCGTCAAGCTGATGGCTCGTTCGTTGTACCGTATCCCCAACATGGCCATGGGTCGTGCCGCGTTCTACATGAACCGTACCGTCCACTCTGGTTTGTCTGTGGCTGCGCTCGACAAGAGCCAATACGTCCTCAAGATCAATGAGGGCTTGAGCCAGTTTGGCATGCCGTATAGCTGGCTGTCCTTCTTGGGCGTGCCGCTCCGTCGTGTTGACGCTATCCTCAACACCGAAGCTGTTGTCAGCTAATCGGCCACCAATTAACTTGAAAGGACATAAACCATGATTACCGATAAACTGCTCCGTGTGTCTACTGACCAGGCATTGACTACCACTGCCGTGTCAACTGACACCATCGATCTTTCCGTCGCCCGTGACATCGGCGAAGGTCAAGATCTGTACATGAACTTTGCTGTGACCACTGCTTTGGCAGGCGGTACTTCTGTAAAGTTTGAAGTGATCCAGGCAGACAATGCTGCGCTCTCTTCAAACGTGCAGGTGATCGGCTCCTCTGACGCGGTTCTTACCGCTGCATTGGTTGCTGGTTACAACACGGCAGTTCGCATCAACCCACAAGTGGCAAGCAACGGCAAACGCTATCTTGGCGCTCGTTACACTATCTCTGGCACATACACCGCTGGTGCTGTGACTGCTGATATCGTGACTGATATCCAAGACGGCAAGAAGTTCTACGCTTCTGGCTTTACTGTTGCTTAATCCTGAAAGGAAAACACTATGCCTAAATACCGCGTACTTGAAAGATCGTTTATCAACAATGGCCTCCGCGAGGAAGGCGACATCGTTGAGTTCGATGGCAAGGCAGGCTCAAATCTTGAGCTTGTAGATGGACCCGCTGAAGCCGAAGCGCCCGCCAAGAAGTGGGCTCCCAAAGCCAAGCGTGGTGCTGAAGACGTGGCCGAAGGCTCGGTGTAATACTTCTCTTTCGGAAGTTGAGTCGCGGGGGCCGTTGGGAAACCACGGCCCCCTTTTACATAGGAGGCCATGATGGCATCAGAAGTCGATATTTGTAATTTGGCATTGGGGCACCTTGGTGACAACGCCACTGTGGCCAGCATCAACCCGCCGGAGGGCTCCGCTCAAGCCGAACACTGTAAGAGGTTTTACCCGATTGCCCGAGACTCGTTGCTCGAAATGCACAATTGGAATTTTGCAATGCGTCGCGCTAATTTGACGCAGATTGAACAAGTATGGCCAGAGTGGAAGTACGCATACACGCTGCCATCCGATGTGTTGAACCCAATAGCCGTGTTGCCTGAAGACGCGTACGATGATTACGCAACACGTTTTGTTCCTACCGATACACCGTATTGGTCGCACAACTATTCACCAGTGACGGCTGCTGGGCGATATGTGCCGCAGCCATTCACTATCGAGACAGATGCCAATGGCATTCATAACCTTTTTACAAACGTAGAAAACGCTGTGTTGCGATATTCAGGCTACGTCACTGACACTACAGAATTTTCGCCGCTATTCATTGTCACGCTGTCTTGGCATCTTGCATCGATGCTTGCGGGTCCAGTGATCAAAGGCGACATGGGCACCGCGGAAAGTAAACGCTGCGTGCAAATGATGACGGGCTATCTGGCGCAGGCTGAAGCATCTGACTCTAATCAACGAAACATCAAGGTCGAACACATCGTACCCTGGACATCCGGGAGATAACACATGCCAAACGTCCGCAACCTACAACGCTCGTTTGCTGGTGGCGAAATGTCGCCCGAAATGTATGGACGTATTGACGACCAGAAATTTCAAACGGGCGCTGCTACTGTCCGAAACTTTGTTTGTCGCCCGCAA